GCGTTCGATCCCTGCGTCAGCGAGCCGCTGATGGCGCCCCCGATGAGCATGGGGGCGGCCTGCAATACCGCCTGCGAAAGTGCCGTGGCCGGCGTTTGCACGGTCGCCAGATAGACCTGATTGCCCGATACTACGATGGCGGATTGCCCTCCGGGCAGTGTCCAGGCGCCGCGCACCGGGCCCGCACCGAGCGTCAGTAACTGCTGCAGGCCGGGCGTTCCGAGCAGTGCAACGGGCGTCTTGGCGCTCTGGCTTTGAGCCACTTCCGGATACCAGTTGACGCACTTCTGCACGTCCTGCAGCAGCATCGGCGCTTCGTAGGCGCCACCGACGAACGGGAACTGGCTCATCAGAATCCACCGCTCAGGATCCAGCCGGCGTCAGCCTTCGGACCATTTGCGATTGCCGCATCGTAACGGGCTTGCGCCTGCGCCTGGTCATTGAGCGACTTGACTGCTCGCTTAGCCTGTTTGTACTGCTCCAGCATCAGCGCAGATGGCGTCTTCCCATATTCGGGCGCCAGTTCAAGCCCCAGTGCCAGCTTGAGAAAGCGTACATAGCCCTGCGGCAGGCTGACCGGCGTGTTGAGCGTCAGGAAGTCGGTCAACAGGGTGTCGGTCCACAGATGCAACTCACTGGCTTGCATCGGGCACGGCCAGAAATTCAGCGTCCCGAGCGGATAGGACATGTCGTAATAGACCTGCTTCGGCCAGGGTCCGGGCTGAGTCTTGATACCGATTGCCGCCCAACGGTCAACGCTGATGATTTCCATGCCGTAATCGACATACATGTTGCCGGTGGTGATGCGCGAAAACGCATTGGTGATGCGCAGTGGGCGCTAGACAGCGAAGTTGCCTGGGGTCGTGAACGTGAACGACGAGAGCGGGAATGTACCGATAGCCGCCGCGCTCAGCGTAACGGTATTGCTGCCAATGGCCGTGATGGTGGCGCCAGCTGGGATGCCATTGCCGGTCACGGCGCCCCCCACCACGATGCCCGACGGCATGGCAGTGACGCCGGTAATGATGTTCGAACCATTCGTGACAATCCCGAGGAACGTACCGCCCTGCGGGGTGCCAATGGTGTAAGTGCCCTGCCCGGACGTGAAATTCAGGATGTTCTCGACGCGCTGGTAACAGGCCAGATGCTCATTGCTGAGACTGTCCAGCAGATCGTTGAGCACGATCAGTGCGTCCTGCGAGCTGAGATTGTCCAGCGTTTCACCAGCCGCGAGCACATTGATGCGCTTCAGAGCACCAGTGATGATGTCCAGGGCAGTGGCAGGCATTATTCAGCCTCTTTGCGGGCGCGTTTTTTGGGTGCGTCGCCGATCAGCTCGTTGATATCGGCAGTCCAGCCGTCCGCGAGCCGGTCGGCCTCGTGTTGAGCCGAGGCCGCAATGCAGGTTTCGAGCGTGCGGTCGTGGATGGCCGTCTCGATGGCTTTGTAATCGGGGTATTTGACCGCCGAGCGGTACAGCATTTTTGGAAATTCCATGAGCGTTCCAGTGCCAGGGGCCGAAGCCCCTGACTGTCAGCGTTACGGGTTCGGGATGGAGGTGGGCAGGCCGTTGGTAACCTGCTGCGCGATCGGACGCTCGATGGACACCAGATATTGATCGGTAGTCTGCAGAGCGATGGGCGACGCTGTGCTATTCACCATCTGAATGGCAATGGTGTTGACTGCGGTGACACGGGAATTGCCAACGCTCAGGCCAGCGACGTGGTTCTGCTTGTTGACCTCGACAAAGTCGGACAAAAGCACGCCGTTGACCGTGACGCTGATTTCCGCCGAGGAGTTGGCGGGAATAGAGGTCGTCAGGTTAGGCGTGAGAAGCAGAATCCATTCATTGCTCAGGTTGCCGGATGCGTATACCGACGGGGTCTGGTTGGTAATCGCCGGCCCCGGATTGGTGCTTTGGGACATAAATCACTCTCCTGAAAATGCGAAAGCCGCCCGAAGGCGGCTCATGGGTTGGGTTAGCCGGCGATACGGCAGGCCAGTTCGCGATACAGCGATGCGTAGCCGTACAGCACATCAAAGCGAGTCGGAAGCGCATCGTTGTTGATGGTGTACTGACGCACGATACGAATCGACAGGCCGGTTTGCTTATCAGCTGCGCGGCCTGCCATGTGGACGCCTTGTGGCAGATCCAGATCAGCGGTGACCAGCGTGAAGGCGTCCTTGTGGAACGCCATCGACTGCGGGCTAACGGTGTTGGCAGCGCCGAATACGGTGATTGCGGCGTTATTTGCCGGTGCGGCAGTCACGTTCTGGAACTGGCCATTGGAGATGATCGCCGGGGCGATGGTCAGCTGCAGGTTGCCGGAGCCATCGGAGGTGTACTGGCCACCTACGGTCTGACCGAAGCTGTTAGTCAGCGCAGTGAAAGTGCCGTTGGACAGCGAGCCGGCCGGGGGGCGCACAACGAACTGACGCAGCTGGTTACTACCCCATGCCTGCCGGTTCTGCGGGTTGACCGCATACACACCGGCAATGGTGATGATGTCGCCCACGTTCACCACGTTGGTGCTAGCCGTCCAGCCGGTGGTGTACAGGGTGCCTGTATCGGACCAACCGGACGTTTCCAGGGCACTGGAGGTGCCTGCCGTACTGAACTTCGGCGAGCCGCCCTGAGCGCCCACGGTGTAGCTGCAAACGTTCTGGTCCTGATACCAGTCGAAGCCCAGTGTGTTCTTGCCCAGCAGGCCTTTCTTGTAAATCTCTCCGATGGTCGCTTGCGGGTTGAACAGTCCGGTCATGGCGTTCGCCATGTTGATCATGGAGAACGGATCCAGGAGGACAAAGCGGTTGCCGTCGTTCGGCACGGCTTCAGAGTCCATGACGGCTTTGGCGGTCAGGGGCACCATTGCCGTGGTGGGCTTGGTGCCAGGGGTGCCGACGGCGTTGGCTGTGTTCTGGTAGGCGAACAACAGGCCGTCATAGTCCAGCTTGTTGGCGATGGTGGCGACGGCCGGCTTGATGATGCGGTCGGAGAACTCGTCCATCACCAGGAGCAGGTCAGCCATGCCGAACTGCACGTCCACGTGGAACTGGTTGGATAACGTCACCGGAATGGACGTTTCAACGAAGTCTTCAACGTTCAGGTTCGGACCCATCGTGCCTTTGAAACGTGCCGGGCGACGAACGTTGGTGGTGTAGCCGATCTTGGCACCGGAGATGC